GCGGACCGAATGCCAGCTTTGCGCTGTTGATGGATCGCTACATGGCCGAGTTCGGGGCCGCACGCGAAGATTTCGGGCGGCTGGCCGTGGCGCAACGCGCCAATGCGCTGAAGAACCCGCGGGCGGTGATGAAGAAGCCGCTGACCATGGAGCAATATCTTAAGGCGCGGCCCATTGCCATCACCTACAGAATAGATCGCCATGTCGCTGACGACTTCCCTGGCAAAGCCGGAGTTCTTATGCAGGTAGCGGCTCTTGCGAACTAGCTCGCTGCGGGCAGCAGAGGTTAATTCCTTCTTTGCGTCGGTAGGCGTAGCTCCGGGAACTCGTCCGCGGCGGTTCGAGGGATTGGCCGCTTCATAGGGTGAAAGACCAAAGAACTTGAAAATTTGTTTGAGCATTACTTCGCGAGGTGGCCAACTACAACGGATTGCATGGCGGTGCGTTTGGGCTTGGCGTAGGTCTCCGGTTCCAGTTTGACGAGAGCGTCCTGGCACGCCCGGATGATAGCGTGAATTTCATCAATGCGACGTTTGCTGACACTGGAGCCGTCGTTCGCATAGGCCGCCTGCGTCTTTTTCAGTTCCGCTTTCTGAGCCGTCAAAATTTCCTCGATCTCCGGAACGGTAAATCCAATACTGTAATCAATTACGTTTGCCACAGAAACGCTACTTATGTCAAAACGGCTACCCAACATCGAATTTGCTCAAGTCGATCAATCGAAGGTCGTCGATTATTTGCTCAATACAGAAAAAATGCCGGGTGCAGCAAAAGCCCGCTTCTTCAAGGCATTTGGGTTTCAGTCAGATTCATGGGAGCAAATGGCATCAGCACTCGTCGATCACGCCTTTGAAAATCCTGTTGTAAGAGAGCATGCGTCGCGTTTTGGCATCAAGTATGAGGTTGAAGGGGCAATAAAAACGCCGGATGGACGCAATCCCCGAATCTGGACAGTCTGGCAAATCGATAAAGATCGTCTTGCACCAAGACTAATTACTGCTTATCCTGCGGATATATGATTAAAGAACATACCAGTGTCATCCTGACCTGTGACTTACCTGAAGAGCACCTTCTCCGGGGAGACGTAGGCGTGGTTGTTCATGTTCACGAAGATGGCGAAGCCTACGAAGTTGAGTTTATGACCATGAGCGGCTCAACGGTTTCGGTATGCACGCTCGAAGCTGATGATTTGCAGGTAGTGGACTCACATATGATGCCACATGTTCGCAAGATCGCTGTTTGATTTTTTGAAATAGCAAGGTCATCATTCTGCCTTATCATCGACGCTTTCGCTGCCGATGATCTTGAGCATAGTGGCGGCAGCGGCTTGCATCGCTTCACAATCAAACAGGTGATTAGGACGCCTGCCGATCTGCTTCCACATCCAGGTGTTCTTCTCTTTGATACGATGCTCGCTCTCCATTTGGGAAAGATAATCCTCATCGATGTCATCGGGCACTTCCCAAGTCGGGCCTTTGGCAGGGTCTTGATTACGGCGCAGGCGTGCCAGCGTGTCCTTGATGTTGAGGTTCGACCAGTAGTGAACATAACAGAATCGTCGGTTGGTCAGAACAACTTTACGCCGTGGCGAGTAGAACCGCTGAATGCCACCTTTCTCTTTTGTCTTGTGCGGGAAGGTCAGTCGTCGGTCACCAATCAGCGCTATCCAGCCCTTTTTTGAGCACTGCCGATAGACGTCATAGGTCGCGTGACCGGCATCAAGGAAAACAAGATTCGGATGAATTTCGAAACGCTCCTGCAGAATCTCGATGTCGTCGAAGGTGAGCAGTCGCTCGTTCCAGACCAGCCGTGACGATCCGTTGGCGCTCCATGAACGGACAACTGCGAACAGGTGATCCATCTGGCAGTCCACAGTTAGTATGCGTAATGGAATCGTCGATTCATCAAAAGGAGGTTCAACCACTTTGCCGAATCGGTTGATGCCACCTTCTTCCTCCCAGGACTCGCCTTTGCGGTAGCCACAGGTGGCGATTTCCATCTTGTAGTCTTCGACGTATTCACGCCATGGCAGTGCGAGCCGTTTTTGATAAAACTGTTGAAGGAGGGAAGTGTCGCCTTGTCTGGCGGCGGCCTTGGCTCGCAGATAAAGTTCGGCAAGCTTGCCCCAGCTCATGGCACACAGGGCATTCCAGTGAAAGCCGACATTCTCCGGAGCGGCATTGGTGTTCGTGCGGATAAATTTACCTGTGGCGTTCAACTGTCTGCGCGTTGCATCGGAATCCGGAAAATAGTGATTGCAGTGTGAGCAGCGCAGAATGGTCGAATTGTGCACCTCCACAAAGTTCCAGTTGCCCTCGGCATCACGGGCGGATTTCGACCATTCGACGTTCTCCCATTCAAAGGGCTGCCGCTTGCCACAGGAAGGACAGGCGAAGGTCCACTCCCGCATGTCGGTTGTTTCGAACTTGCGGTGGGTATCGTCATTTTCTTCGCCGCCCTGACTCATAAAGACGCACTTACCGAGCCATCCGAAAGCGGTTACGCGAGCTTCGGCTTCAGCCATATTTCCCGGCGGATAAAGCCATATTTCCCGGCGGATAAAGCCATATTTCCCGGCGGATAAAGCCAGGTTTCATCAGCAAAAATCCATCGTATGGATCTGCGCTGGAGATTCGTTTTATTATGAGCTCCAAGAATCCACAAAGGCATTCCATTTGCAAAGTGAATCGTGTTATTTCGTTTCTTGTGGGGATTTTTCGGGAAGAGATTGCGGACAGGTTCACACTCATCAAAAAGCTTCTGAAGGCGTGCTTCGGATTGGTCTTTGGCATCTTCATCGGTAGCGCTTAACCATAGGGCAGGCCCCGGTTGATTCGGAATAATATAGCAGAGTGCAAGCTCTGAGACGGTTGTTTTTCCCGCTTGGACAGCAGCTATTATACTGATTACCTTTATCTTGGTATCAGCAATGGCTTCAAGTGGCTCACGCACCCAGGGAGAATGATCGCTCCTGAACTTTCCGGGCATTGGTGAGTAAGGAATGGACGCAATATGCTTTTCTGCCCACTGCCACGGTGGAACAATATCAGGTGGCTGCCATGCCTGATGCCAAATATCATTGAGGACTTCTACTTGTTTAACGTCCATTTGGCTCCTTTCCGTAAATTGTCCTTTGCCCAGAGCGGCTGGAGATTGGTGAAGTGGAAGCATTTCAGCTGCTCTTCAGGCTTGGTAAGATCAAAACTACTGCATGGACGAATATGGTCGATGTGCCATGCAACGCCGTAGTTTTCCCAGTTCATGCCTTCGGCGAAACCGTCTTCCAGATGCCGCATGAGGGTATGAATATCACAACCGGTTAGCTCGATACAAGATGCGCTTCTTGATTCTCGGATCAATTTATTGATGCGCCGTCTTAAGTTTCCGGCGATACGCTCATGTGTTTTGTTGCGTCTGCGCCGGGATTCTTCCCTTTTTCGAGAACGTATCTGAGTTTTGTTCGTTTTGTGCCATCGCGAGTTCTGTTCGGAAATCTGCTCTTTGTTTGCCTCTCGGAAGGCTTGGATTTTGTCGAGATTCTCAAGGTAGTATATTTGTTTCTGTAACAAAATCCTGGCGCGGTTTTTATGGTAGTAGGTTTGTTTCGCCTGTTTTTGCTGTTGACCATAGTTTGCTCGCTTTTGGGCATTAAGTTTCTCTCTGTTGTCCTTGCGATAAGCCTTCTGATAAGCAGCTAAACGTTCCTTATTCGCTAATCGGTAAGCGCGGTTGTAAGCTCGTTTGCGCTCTTTTGGGTCGAGAAGATTTGCCTGCTCCATGTGCAGGCGACGACGTCAACTGAAAGCAACTATTCAGCATTGAGTATTTCGTAAGTTTCGAGTAGTGCAGTGTTGAGCTTCTCGCGGATTCCATGTGCATCAAGCCCGCTCAGAATAGGCGGCAACTCGTTGAGGAATCTGCTTTCAAGCAGGCTTCGTGCGCGGCCAACCTTGGTGATCCATTGCTCTCGAACGGATTCGATAGAAACTACAGTCCCTTGACGTATAGCAAGCCGCAACTCCCGTTCTTCGATTTCGGCAAGAAGCTTGCGGGCTTTGAGCGCTTCCTGATTGTGAACCGGCTCCCCGCCGCCCGTGAGGCCACGGGAGCGAACGAACGCACGCCATGCCGCCACATCGTGCTGACCGTTCGGTTCAGGCTGAGGCGCTCCGGGCTGCTTACGCCAGGTCGTCAGAGTTCGTCGGGTGACTCCAAGTAACTGAGCCAGTTCAACAAGATTCTTTGCGTGAGCTGTCGAATCCTGACTACCGGCAGCGCGTGCTTCGATGCGAGCACGTTCGGCGGCCGTCAGGGTCTTGCCCGAGGCAACCTTACGGATAAGGTTCTCAAATTCTTTATCGAGAACCTTCCTGGCCGCCTGTTCGTCGAAAGTATCATGATTTTCCATTCCATCAGCGGAGACATTAGCGGATCAGGAGCCATCCGCAGAATTGCAGATCCTTGAAAACCAGTTCAACCTGCGAGAATCCGGCGGCACGGAACTCGGCTTCATTTTCGGCAATCGTCTTTGGAAACATACAGCCGCGCAGAGCGTGAGCCTT